GCACCCGGCTCGTCGTCGGGCGCCGATGCGCCCGGCGCGGCGCTCACCCGCTCCTCGGACAGCGTGACGTTATACGTGTCCTCGATGTACTGCTCATCAAGGCGCCGCCCGGTCATATCCACGATGGTCTTGTCACGATTGGCCTGCGCCATGAGGTCGGGCTGGTCATCTGTGATGCGTTTGACAATCGGGTAGGCTGCCCCCGGGTAATTCCAGTCCGTCAGCCAGCGACCGATGCCACGATTAAACGATACATTGATCAACTTGTCGTCGGCGATAATGAGTTCTTTTTGCACTTGCATGTGCACATCGGCCTGGCTGCGAGACGAACCGTCATCGGTGGTCATGGTTTGGCCGACGTTGATCTTGGAGATGGCGGCATTGAGCCGGTCATACAGCGCGTCGAACCCAAACGTGCCCCGGGCCGAATCCAGCGTGCCGATTTCCGTGCTTTCCGGGATGGCCACCCGCGCCTCACTGCGGATTTTGCCCAGCGCATCGAGCAGCTTGCGGATTTCATCGTCGCCGGCGTTGGGATGGTACTTGCCGTAGGTGGACGGCACGCCGAAGCGGTCGGCGGCCACCAGCCAGAATTTAATCAGATTGCGCTTGAACCAGACCGGCCAGTACAAGTGATGAGCCAGGCCCAGGCCATAGGGCTCGTCATCGTTATCAGCGCCGGCGGCAATGGTCCAGAACTTCTTGTCCGGCATGATCTCGCCGTTCATGTCCGCAAACGTGAGCAGGCGCAGGCGGAACTGCGAGTCAAACACGAAGCGGCGGCGATTGCGCACATATAAATGATCCAGCATCACGTGCCGGCCATCCATCCCCCACACGGCCTCGGCCACGCCGAAGCCGTAAAACCGGGAATACAACATCTTCTCGGTCACATCATCCCACTGCACGTGGTCGAGCATCTCGGCGAGGTGCTCTGCGGCGGCCTTGTCGCGGCGCATGTCGCCGCCGGGCAGCACCTGGTACTCGCGCGTTAAGATGGCGTTGCGGCGTTGGGCAAAGGTGGATTTGACCTGGTCGTCGGTTAATATCTCCTCATACACCTGGTAATTGCCACCGGCAACGGTGCGCAGGATGCGGTCCTCCGGCTGGATGTAGTTGAGCATGTCCACATAGCCGCGGGTAATATCCCGGCCGCCGCCGATATCGGCGATAATCGCCTGCACCAGATCACGCGGCGCGGCCATACCACCCTCCTGCCTGGCCGACAAACCTGTCGTCTAATGTCTCGACCAGGGTCGGATCGCTGTCGCCGTGCACTTCAAACGGGCCGGTGTCGGCGTCTGCGGCCATGGTCGCCATAGCCAGGCCCACCACCGAATCGCCGTGGCGCTTGCCGGCGCCCTGGCTGTTGGCGGTGCGCTCGACAATTTTGGGCACGCCGCGCACCTTGCGCACGGCCCGGTGGTCCTGCACGATGGCGTCAGACGCCGGGATCACAATCTTGTCATCCTCGTACAACGCCTTGTATCTGGGCATGACGGTGCGCCACCATTCCTCGGTCATCATCACCTGCTCGACGATGGAGCCGTAGGCATCGGCGGTATCCTCGGCCACAAACGAGCCGTTGCCGCGTGCGTCGATGCACGCCCCGGAAAACCGTGGCAGGCGATCACAGATAAAGCGCACGGTGCTGGACTGCTGGCGGTGCGGCACGTTGGACAGCTCGACGATAAATGGGCAGACGCGCCGGAGCGCCGGGGCAATGGCCAGCGGCGCCAAGATGCTGAGATCCACACTGCGCCCGAAATCCATGCCGAACACGTGGCGCTGCTCCGGTACCAGCCGCTCCAACAGCGGCGCCAGCTGCTCGCGGCGCCAGTCATCCATGATGCGTTCCCGGGTGGGCTCCGGGTAGGCGTTGAACTCGTCTGTGCCAGTAAAGCGCAGCACCGGGTAGCGGCTGCTCATGCGGCTCTCAATCAATGCCCGGCTGAAATACACGCTGCTGCCGGACAAGGGCACACAGAACAACTCCTGCATGGCATCATCCTCGGTGTCATACGACGCGATGAGGTTGTGACGCCATTCGGCCTGTTTGTCCGGCGTCCAGGTCTGACCCTTGACGCTGCAGATGCGCTGGAAGAAACCGGCATCGAGCGCATCATCGAGCGTCACCGTGTGCAGGGCGTAGTGGCGCCGCCCGGACTTGATCTGGTTCACCAGGTCGCAGAACGGATTGTCCTCGCCGTCGTGGGTGGACATCACGCGCACCCGCCCGCCCCACATCAAAAACGCCATGGCTGCGGTCAGGCTGGCCTCCAAATCCACTACGAAGGCGGCCTCGTCAATCAAGGCGATATCGCCGGGCCGACCCTTGCTGCGGAACAGGTGCGGCCCTGACGCCAATGCCTGGATGTAATTGCCCGACGGGCAGTCGATCGTGAACCGTTTCTCACTATGGCCCTCATCGACGATCACCTCGTCTTCGAGCACATCGCTCACGGCCGTGCTCAGCCGCGCCGCCCAGCGGTGCGCGTCGCGCATGTACCCGGCGGTCATGTCGTGGTTGTAACTCTGGTAATACACATCGCCCTGGGTGTCGTCGCTGGACACATAGATAATGCGCTCGTTGGCATCGCCCCAGGACAGGCCGATGCGCCTGGACTTCTCGATCACGGCCACATCCGCCGCATCATTGTTCCAGGCAGTCTGATAGGCCAGCAGGATGGGCAGGCCGTCGGCATACATCACGCCGCCTCCTGGAGCGCACGGCGCAGAGCGGCGGCGGTGTCGCCGGAGATGCCGCGCTTTTTGGCCTCGTTTTCGGCCTGCGCCGCTACCTCGCGCCGGATTTCCCGCTCACGCCGAGAGGTAGTGTCGGCGGCATTTTCCAAGCGCTGTACGGCCAGGGCCAGATCGTTAATCGCCGCGGCACTCAGGGGATTGTCCTCGCCCGGCTCGATGTTGATCACGTGGTCAAACGCCAGGGTGCGCACCATCTCTATAATGTGTCTGCCGAGGCGCGATTCACTGTCTATCTCCGTGGCCCCTGCGGTCCAGGCCTCGGCCACGGCGCGCGCCTCACGCATGCGCGCCCCCACCGCCTCCATCCGCATGGCGTAACGGGATAACGCGGACTTGGAAATCGGCTGCTGCCCGGCGTCTGCCAGCAGCGGCTCGAGTTGCCGCAAGATCTCGGATTGGGAGACGTTGCGCCGCAGCAGCCGGTCGATGATCTCTTTGATAGCCGGTGGTAACTGCTGGATGCGGCTCATCTTGCCGCGCCGCTGTTTGCGTTTAGTGGTCACTGATGCCGTCGCGTGAGACCCCGTCGACGCGCAGCCGATCCGCGCTCACATCGCGCCCGCGCTCGGTCAGTTCGGCCAGCACCAGGTTGTCCAGATGTTCTATATTGAGCAGCCCGGACTGGTGCAGCCATTGCAGGTCTCGACGCAGCTCCTCATCGGCCGGTCGCAGGCCGTACTGCTCCAGTATCACCGCCAGCGAGCGGTGGTTGAGTTTGGGGGGTTGTGAGCGGTCGAGAATGTCCAGGATGTAACGCCGCCGCTCGGCGCGCAGCTGTTCGGCGAATGTCATTGTTTGAGCAGGTTATCTAAGACCATTTTCAAATTGGTGTTGATCTGCTTGAGCTCGCCGCCCTGCTGATGGGTGAGATTGGCGATTTCTGTCAGCCGTTTGTCCACATCCTTGAGGTCCTGGTGGAAATTGAGACTGGCCAGCCACTCCTCCACCGCTTTGATTCGTGGCTCCTGGTTCAGCGACATGCTCGATGGCTCGCCCATGCGTTCTAACTGAATCGAAATTTTGGTCAGCGCTTTCTCAACCCGGCGCTGCCACAACAGCAGCCACACCAGGCCGGTGATGCCACCCGTGATCGCGCCGCGCCAGATGTATAAGATGATCTCTTCGGGAGTCATGGCCGACACTATAGCGGTCACTTGTGACACGAGATCGGAATCCGTGTCACAAAATGACCGTGCAATCACTCGTCCCGGACGGCGCCGCCGGATCGGACCCGCAGCGGGCGACGTGTGCAATCATTTTCGGCTGTTCCGGACTGCCTGGCATGCACGTAATGCAATCAATCACCCTCGGCCAGCAGCTGCGCCAGATGGTGCTCTATCTGTCGCACGTCCGAGCGGATATCAGCGCCTATCAGCACCAGCGCCAGCAGCATCAGCAAGATAGCGAAGAGTTCCATGATGTCAGAGTTCATAGCTTGCTCCGAGGATACAGCGCTTGCAGCGCCGAGTGGAAATCAGTATGCAGTGCCGTCCGTCCCGGCGTGTGGGACACATAATGGTCCCCGTCCACCCGCTCAATGGCGCGCTCGGGCGCCGGCGCCGGCGGTACGGTGATCTGGGTGAACACCAGGTGCCCGCCTTCATCGCGGGCGGGATGCCATCGATTGCTGTTACGCATTCAGGTGTCCTCCAAAGACTTATCGAGCCATTCGGTCACTCGTTCGCGGGCGCGGATCTCGCCGGCATGAGCGGCAATCAGATCATGGACCAGCTGCTCCAGTTCGTTGTGGCGGGCTTTGAAGCGCGCCGCCGCCTGCGTTTTTTCGTTCAACTCACTCTCCACCCGCAGGAACAGTCTGACTGCGCTCATCACCGCCGCCGAGCCGGTGCGCTCGCGAAACCGATGCTTGAGTTGGTCGATATGGGCCTTGTCGATATCGTCGAGGCGCAGGGTAAACTGGGTTTTCATTCCTCGGTCTCCGCCGCTTTCGGTTTGCCGCAGGCCTCATTGACGATCTGACGTATCTCGCCTTGCTTGAGGCCGCGATAGCGCGCCTCGGCCACCGCAGAGCGCACCCGCATCGCCAGGGACTCGTCCGGCGTGGCCTCGCCAGCCTCCTGCGGCGAGCGCACCTGCGCCAAGTGCAGCGGCATCTGCTGCCAGGGATCTGTGGGCGCGGCGCGGGTGTAAATGCGCACGTACTCGGCGCGCCCGCCCGGCCGTAAGGCGTCGGTGATGGCGGCCTGGGCCTGACGCCACTTGGCATCGTCGATCTCAATGCGCCGCAAATTGAGCAACTGCGCCACCGACAGACGCCCGCATGAGTCCGGATGGAACGCCTGACGCACCAACGCCCGCAGATTGATCGCCGCGTTTTTGCTCCACTCGTCGATGCACTCCTCGATCAGGTTTTGCGCGGCCTGAATCTCCGGTCCGACATCAATCACGTCGGCAATCGCCAGCTGCACACGAATCGTGCCGTCGAAGCTGGTCAGACTGACATTGCCCTTTTTGCCGCGCGGGGTGCCGCCATACTCCTTGATTATGCGCTCGCAGAACAAGGCGATATCGCGCATCGTGTATTCTCGAAATCGCCACATGGTCGCCGACAGATCGGCGCCGAAGCCGTGGATTTTTCTCACCACCGTATCCATGTCGCGCTCACGGGCCGGGACATTAGCCTCTCTGATGAGATCGCCTTTGGCGTTCTTCCAGTAACCGGCGGGAGTCGGGGGGGTGTTGTCGCTGTCGCTCATAACTATTTCCTCTGATAGAAATAATGGTTGATAATGCGGCGCACAGTGCGCTCGCTGACGTGGTGACGCTCGGCCAAGTCGTCATAATTAGAGCCGTTGAATTGCTCGCAAATCGCGGTATCGCGTTGGTATTTGGCCATGCACTCGTGACAGTGCATGGCCGACGGCAAGGAGTTATGACCCGACACATATAATGTATCGGCAATCTCAATACACAGGTCGATGAGCAGGTCCTCATCGAGCGTGTCGCGCGGCAGCGTCGCGGCGATCTGATCGGCCATCTGTGTGATCGCAGTCGGCAGGTACCCCGATCGGCAGGGGGCGCGAAACAGCTGGGGCGCGTTACTCACGGTGATGCCCATTGGCCGTGAGGCCCTTCCAGCCGCGGATGACCCGGTGCGCGTCCTGGCGCGTGCGCACCCGCTCGAGGCCCAGCGCCTTGCTCAACCAGGCCTGGTACCCGTTGTCGCGGTACCACTGCACCTCGCCGACGAGCGCGTCGATGAGTGTGCGCTGCTTGGCCGTGGCCAGCGTCACCACGCCGCCGTCATCGGTCGCTGGCGCCGGCGGGTGCGGGTTGCGGATGGGGCGGCGCGTCGCTGGTCGGGCGCGCGGGCGCGGCCCGCCGCCCAGCGCCGCAATAAAATCCGCCGCCTGACGGCGCGTCAACGACTTCGAGCTGGCCACGCTGTAGCGCGAGTACAGAATTTGACGGTACTCATCGTCTTCCAGCCCGAGCCGGTGGGCCAGCACGTGGATGGCGCGCACCTGGGCGCTGGTGATGTCGGGCTCAGGCGGCATTGCGCCTCAACGCGGCGTCCACGCGCAGGGTGGTTTGAGCCGACGGTGGCGCCGGCTGCCCGGCGTCCGCCGGTACGGTCCCGGCCCAGGTATCTAAGATGCTGGCGCTGATCACGCGCGCGCCGGCGCTCAACGCCAGCACAATCAAATCATCGACCAGACGCTGCAGGTCGAGCCAGGCCCGGGCGCCGGGCAACTCGGCGATGCGCTCGATCACCGCCGCCTCAATACGCGCGCCCAGCACCGCCCGTAACGCGCCGCGCACCTCGGCCCCGGACAGGCCCAGCATCGTGCGCTGGTCGGTGCGCAACGCCAGTTCGCTAATGGCGCTGATCACGTCGTGCTGACAGATTAGAATCACGGTCAACAGCGGCGCCCGCGTCATCCAGGACAACTCCATCACGCGTTTGAGCGCCCGCAAGGTGGAGTGGTGCAGCGCATGGGCGTCGTCAATCAGCAGCGCCACCCGCTGCTTGCCGGACGCATGGCCCAGCAGGCGGCGCGTCTGCTGTGAGCGCGCCTCGCCCGAGCGCCGCGGGCGCTCGTCGGACAGGTCGCGTATCACCGCGTCCTCGATGTCGCCCACATGCAGCCGGTCGCGCGCCAGACGTAGCGGTGTGATCACGCGCACATCGTCGAGCGCGGCCAGGGCGCGGGCCACGGCCACCGACTTGCCGGTGCCGCGCTCGCCGGTCACCGCCACGATGGCACGGGCGGCCACCGCCGCGCGCAGCAGGGCGGCCACGCCGGCGCCGTCGGCGGTCTGTTGGTAATATGCGCGCCAGGCGCCGGGCGCTAAGCCAAACTGTTCACGAGCCATCAGGTTCATCGTAGTGTCTCCACGCTGGCAGGGGGTGAGAGGATGTCGCGGGCCAGCTCCGCCACCGCCTCGACGCGTAAATCTGCCGCCGTGAGAATCGCTGTGACCTGATCGCGCTGGTGCGGCAACAAGGCCACCGGGCACGCTTTAGCAAACGCCACCATCGCCGCCTCCAGCGACGGATAACAACGCGCCGGCGCTAACGGATCAGCCAGCGGCGCGGCCTTGGCGACCGGCGCCGGCAGGCGCGTCACGTTAGTGGCCGGCGGCGCCTCGCCGCCGAAGACATCGGCCCCGGCAAATGCCGGCGGCTGGGCCAGCGCCCGTTCCAGCGGTGTCTGCGCGCGTCGGGGCGGGTGGCCGTAGGCCGTGGCCGTGAGCGGGCGACACGTCACGCGCCGCCCGCTGCGCAGGCAGGTGGCGAGCACGTGGTCGGCGTCTAACGATGCGATCACTTGCACATAGGTGTCGTGCAGATCGGGCACGTCATAGTGCTGTGACTGGTAACGCATACGCCCGGTGGCGTCCACCCAGCGCCGATCCTCTTGCGCCAAGGTCGCCAGGGCGTTGGCCGGCATCTCACGCACCGGACGCGCCTGGCCGGCGCGCTGGCGCACCAGCATCTGCCAGGCGTCACTGCGCGACACCTCGCGCCCGCCGACGCGCACACGGGCCGGGCGCCGGGTGTTCTCAGCGACCAGGTACTGCGTCAGACGCGCGCGCAGCTCACTCAGGCGCAGGTCCGGTGAGGGCAACAAGAACAAGCTGCGCTCGAAGCGCCCCCACAGCGTGCGCCAGGCGCGCTCGACCACGGCCATGCGGGTTTTGCGGTAGGCCTCGCCGGTCACCAGGTTAATCCCCAACCGCTCCAGCAGGTCCAGCGTAATGGGCGATTTGGTCACCGGCCCTAAATCCAGCCATAAATCGTCGGGCACGCCGCGCAGCTCACGCGGGGACTGTGGATCGGTGGTCAGCATGCTCACCAATGACTCAATGGCGTCCAGCGCGTTCTCGCCCCGGGCGATGCGGTACTCGCTCCAGCGCAGGCCGGTGCAGATATCCGTGATGCCGTATGTGACCAGGCGCTCGCGATCCGGCCCCAACGGTTTGTTTTTGTAGCCGCGGGCGCTGATCGGTCGGCGGTACAGGCGCAACAGCCAGTCGCCGTCACGGTCCGGACCGTCCACCACCGAGATATACTTGCTCGACGAGCCGTCAAACTGAATGGCCTGCAGCGGGTACTCGGCGGTAATGCGCGCCAGACGCCCTTGGCGATCATCCAAACCCAGTTGCCGGCGCAGTCGGTAGGCCGTGCCAATCGGCATCTGCGCGGCCTCAGCCGGCAGCAGGCCGGTATCGATGCAGGCGGCCAGGGCCAGGTCCAGCGCCACCGGCCCGTCGGGCGCGCGCTCGGCCACGGCCACCGCGGTGCGCGTCCACTCCATATAGTCCGGGTTGGACGCGCGGGCGCGCGACCGACCGGTGGGCGCGGCGCGATAAATGGTCGAGGCGCTGACGCCGAAGCGTGCAGCCAGCCCCTTGACCTCGCGCCGCCGCTCGGCGGCGTCGCGGCACCGGGCCAGGGCGCTGGTGATCGTCTGCCGTGCCTGCTCGGATAACATGCGCCCCCTCCCCTCGGCGGTCAGTCCCGCCGCGCCCCGTCATCGAGCAGCAGCCCACACACCGAATCGATCTTCGCCATGCACGCATCGAGCTGCGCCAGCACGTTGTCACAGCGCCGCCGATAAAAGTGATCGCCCCCATTCGCCTCGATTTCCTCGCGCAGCGGTCGTTCCATGTTGCTCAGGTGGGCGGTCAAGGAGGTGATGTAGTGAGTCAGATTTTTGATGTTGCTCATCTTCACGTGGCGCCGCCCATCTGCCGGCTCACTCGGCTCGCGGTCCCTCGCCTCATCCGCTATCGGCGTCTGGCTGTTATCGTCTGGCGCCGGCCCGTCCAGCGCCCGGCGGCGCTCGCCCGGCGGCATCTGCAGCAGGGCCACCAGCCGGTCGGTGTCGGTATCGACCGGCACGCCGGCAAACAGCGATATCGTCGCGTCCGGTTGTAAGCGCGCCAACTCTTGCAGAGTCCGGTCCTCCCGGGCCCGCCGCCACAAGGCCACCATCGATACCACATCGCGCCCCGCCAGCCAGGCCATGTGCGCGTCGGTCAGGGCGCGGAACTCGTCGGCGTTGCCGATCAGATCGTGCACCTCGGTCAGCACATCGAGCAGCCGCGACAAAAACGCCCGGTTAATCGTCAGCAGGTTGTTGTAAATCTCATTGCAGCGGGCGACGCGCTCGATCACGTCGGGGTTCGATTGCCAGGTCATGCGTCCTCCTCAAACAGGTTGGACTGTCCGACGCGCATCCGATACTCGAACACGCGCGACCCCGTCGGCGTCGTCTCTTTATAACGGCAGTCAATCACACAGCCGTTCTGGCGCAGCGCCGAGATCGCCGGGCTCACCGCCGCCACCGGGGTGTTATCGATAATCTCCTGGGTCGTGTGCAGGCCGCCGTCGGCGAGGTACGCGTGTAAACGTTGCAACTGGAACGAGGTGGACAGGTTGCCGGCGTGCATGTCAGCCCCGCCGGCCCAGTGCCCTAACGAGGCAACGTATCGATATGACCATCAGCGCGTCGGCATGGGGCAGCAGATACAGGCCCTCGTCGGTGGCCTTGATGCGGCCGTCCTCGACCATGAGATACCCTTGCGTGATCAGTGGTTGGAGCGTCCCACGCTTGTACACGTGGGCGTTGTGGTTGCTGGCTTTGGTCGGCAAGGCCGGCTCGCCGTCGAGCACATGCAGCGGGCACAGGCCCGCGTCGGTAATGCACTCACGCTGAGTTGTGGTCAGTTTCATGGCTGCCCTCCGGGGTCAGAGATGGGAAAATACGCTCGATGTAACTCGGCAATGGCCAGACGCAGGGTCTCGGCAATGCCGACCAGCCCGCCCGGGGCCAGCCGCCAGCCGGCATTGGTCGATTCGGCCCAGCCGCGCTCGGCCAAGTTCTGCAATGCACGGAACACCGCGTCGCGTGGCAGGTCGGCACACTGCATGAGTGTGGGGATGGACTTGTGGCGCAGCGGCTCGGCGGCCAGCGCCTCGACGATATCGATGAGCGCCTGTTGCGACCCCACCAGATATTGCTCGCGTGACTCGCTCGTCATGGCGCCGGCGCCTCAAGCAGATGTCCCAGTCCGTGCCGGCGCAGCCACCAGGTGGACACGCGCAGGTGTATGAAATAGCCGATGTGGCCCGCATCGGGCACGCCGCCGCACAAGTTACGGGGCAGGAAATACACTTTGTCCGGGGGCGCCTCCGTGGCCAGCATCAGCGCCTCGGCGCCAGGCAGGTAGCCCAGGTAATACAGGGTCACCCGGTGATACGGATCAGGCATGGCAATCTCCAATGAGTGATACGGTGACGTTGGGCGCGCATCGGCGATATGCACCCAGCTCGAAAACGCCAGTGCCAGCGCCGCCAACAGATACAGGACATAGCGGGCCAGCGTGAGCATCAGGCCGCCTCCGGCAAGGACAGATACAGCCGCCGATGTCTGACCGCGTGCTCCGTGCGCGCCAGGTCCGCGGCGATCTCGGCATCGCCCCACCCGTCCGCCACCCGCGCCCGCAACGAATAGTCATCGGCGTCCGTCCAGCGCGCGTAATGCTTGCGTGTGGGGACGAAGACGGGCAGGCGGTGGCGGTCAATCGCCGCCCGGGCCTGACTGTCAGAGACACCGAGGCGCCGGGCCGCCTCGGCGACGCTGAGGCCGGCGGCCAGATGCTCGGTGAGGCGCTGCACCGCCGTAGCGGTCAGCGGCGGCAGACGCCGGCAGCTTGGGAAACCGTGCACACGCAGGCGATGCAGCACCGCGATGTGTGTGCGCCCCAGCTGCGCGGCCAGGGCGTGGGTGTCGGCGGGCCGCCCGTCTATGCACGCCGCCCGCAGCGCTGCGTCCTCCTCGGCCGTCCAGCGCCGGCGCTTGGTCAACCAATCAGGCCGCAAATCTTGCAGCACCTTATCGACGCACCGGACATCGACCCCCTCGCGTAGGGCCGCCTCGGTTCTGCTTTGGCCGGCCTCAATGTGCGCGACGATGCACCGCTTACGCGCCGCGAAATCACGTTGGATGCCCAGCAGTTTGGCGTAGGCTCGAATGGCTTTGAGCGTGCGCCCCAATTCGGCGGCGATGGCGGCCGTCGGGATGCGGGGGTCGGGCCAGCGCTCGCGCAAAATACGGGTATCGCGGACCGTCCAATGGGTATAGCACGGGCGGGCGCGCCAGCCCATCTCATCGAGTTTGACGCGCACCGAGGCCGGCGCCCGCCCGAACATCTCGGCCAGTGCCGGCACGCTGTGGTGGGGCGCCTGCTCGTACAGACGCGTGAGCTCCTCGTCAGTCCAGGGGCGGCGTGTACCTGGCGCGCGCACGTCACAGACCCAGGCGCCGGCCCATGCGCCCGGCCTCATAGCCCAGCTTCGACAGCGCCACGCGGGACTCGCCCAACTTGAAGAGCTCTTCCATAATCAGGTACGCCTCGCTGTCCTTGCGCGGCATGTGGCCCCACTTCGGTCCGCCCTCGCCGAAGCGCGCAAGGGCATTGCGCACGTTCTGCGGGTTAAAGCCCAGGGCGCGGGCCCAGGCCGCCACGTTGGTCAGGTGGCCGGCCTCGGATAAAACGGGGCGCGCACCAGCCGGCGTCTCTGACGGCGCCGGCGAGGTGGAGGTTAAGGTGCGCGCCCCGGCGAAACAGACTGCATCCGGGCCGGGGTCCGGACGGGGAATCTCCAACGGCCACTCCAGGTCGAGGGGCCAGTGGTCGGAGAACCATTGCATCACACTGGTGTATGTATCGGTCGTGCATGCCCGTCGAGATGATTTGAGATCCGAGAAAAACGATCCACGATTTGCCGCTAGGTGGCCGACGCGTGATATTGACGATTCTGTGTGAGACATATATGCCTCACACAACATAACGAGATGCGTATTCAGGGCATTCATGCCCTATACATTAGGGCATATATTCCCTATGTCAACAATTTTTTTTCAAAAAAATTTATCGCTGCTAAAATTAGGGAATATATGCCCTCTAATGATCAATACCGGATAATCCTAGATGCACTCGAAGAGAGTGGTCGATCTGCGCGAGATGTATCTATTGCTGCAGTGGGGCACGAGAGTGCCATCAGGTCGCTAAAAAATGGCCTCGATTTACGGACATCGACTCTGCAATGTCTGTGTCAAGAGCTGGGCTTGGAGTTCTACATAGGCCCACCCCACCCCACGCCGCAATCCATTGAAAAAAAAGCAAATCCGCCGTCGACCTCCCCGGCCCTGACGCCTGTCAAAGATCGTGATCTGGCGGAGTTGCTGGCGCTGCTGGCCGATGAGTGGGAGGCGCTGAACCCGCACGGGCGTGAGCAGTTGGCGACTCGTTTCCGGGCCGCGTTTCCAGAATTAAAGTTGTCGGCTGGCTCGGCTGGCAAGCGATCGAATCCGGCAGCAAAAAACTACACAAAAACCCCTAGTTCTGTGTAGTTTTGCCTCGGCCTGAGCGCCACCCCGGCGTGTGATTGCAAAATCCCGCCCGCCTGGAACGAAGCTGCTGCACCCGTGCAATCATATTTCCGGCGCCGTCCGCCACGGCGCCGCCGGTACCACAGACAAATACCCTCATTTAACCCCCGCAGTAAAATTGTGACACCGAATCCAGAATCGTGTCACAACCTCGGCGTATGCTGTCCCGGTCATCCATCGCGGAGAGCCAACTATGTGCCGAATTATTCTCATGCTGCTGGGCTGTCTGGCCTTGTCAGGCTGCGTGGTCGCCATTCCCGTGGCGGTCAAACCCAAGCCACCCAAACCCCCGTGTGAATGCACCGTCGAGCGGGTGGAGATTCAGTTGCCGGTCAAGCCTGCCGGGGCGAGTCCCGGTGTGCACGCCGATGAGTACCCGGCGAGGTGGGAAAAATGAACCTGGGCGGCCCGAAGCGTCGGTGCGGCCAGTGGGCCGGGACGGTGCTGCTGGGTTTCGTGATCGGCGCCATCATCTACCTGCTGTTTGCCGACTTGGCCGCGGCGCAAGACACCTGCGCCTCGGCCTCCCTGCGCCACGAGGCGCCGTCGGACTGGGCTGGCTACAGCTGCGCCGACATCGACGATCTGGTGGCGGCCAGCGACACGCTCGAGGCCAGCGCCCGCAACATCAACGAGAAATGGTCTGATCTGGGGCTGGCGTTTATCGCCGTTCTGCTGGCGGCGTTGGCGGCGCTGTTCGCGCAAGCGGTCACTCGCTCTGTGATCTCGCTGGTCGATTCCATGCGCTCGTCGGGCGATAGCCCGTTCTATCTGGGGCAGTTTCACGCCCTCACCAAGAAGCTGACCAAACGCCGCTCGAGCCCGGCCGTGCAGAGCAAGGATAACGGGCCGAGTCCGCCGACCCAGGCCGCCCCACTCGCCAGCCAGGATGACGCGCACGTACTGCGCGCGATGGCTACTGTCATTGCCGGTGGCGCGGTGACGCGGGCGCTGTATGCGCTGGTCTTTGGCCTGATTTATTACGCCTTGCTGACCGGATGAATAACAGTCTCGAAACGGTCCGCGCGGTAGTCGCCTTCGTCGCTCTGGCCGGCGGTGCCCTGGGTGGCTACAACCTGATGGACAACGCCAGCGAGGCGCCGCCCCGCCCCCGCGTCGCGACGCCGCAGGCGCCGGCCCCTGCGCCTGCGCCGGTGGCAGCCGCCGAGCCGGAGTTGATCATCGAGCAGCTCCCCGCGCCCGTCGTGGACAAATCCCCGCCTGACCCGTCACTGCCCGTCGAGGTCGGGTCAAACGCCCAGGCCCGCGCCGATGAGGGCATGGCCACGTGTGAGTGCTCATGCGAGGAGAGCGAGGGTTTGGGCGAGCGCTTGACGCGCTATTTGCCGTTTCTCAGCTTCTTGCCGGGGCTCTGATGGCCGCTCTCAGGTACGCAGCCAGTCGCATCTGGGCCCTGTTGTCCGCCGCGCCCGGCGGCTCCGATCACATCGTGGTGCCTGACAGCGCCCGCGCCATTTCCGTCACCGTGCACCCCGGCGCCCGCGGCAACGCCACGCTGGCGGTGACCTGTTCGCCGGCGCCCGATGTTGAAGCCGGCAGCGCCGTGTGGACGGATGTGTCCATCGCCGGCGCCACCGTGCAGACCGATCAGGTCGGCATTGATCTGCAGCCGTCCGTCACTGCCATCCGCCTGCGCGCCGCCGTGGCCGCGGCCACCGCCCGCGTCAGCATCCTGTCCTGATGGCCTTTTTTCCGGCGGGCAGTCACGACGGGGGCGGCGGCAACGGCGGGGGGTCGTTCACCCCGTCCAAAGCCAATCTCTTTGCCGTCGTCAAACAGATTTTCCATCCGGATACCAACGCGGGTGTCAGCGCGGACGATGCCAACCAGGAGCTCGATGTCGCCGCCGGCGGTACCGGCAGTGTGCGCCCGCTGGCGCGCACCACCGAGGTCAACGCGGTGGACAGCACCGACGCCGCACTGTCCGCCAGCATCACCGGCGATCAGAGCGGCCTGGACAATACCCGGGTGCTGACCACCTGGTCGCTGGCCGGCATCCTCGCCCGGGTGCTCAAGGCCGCCAGCAATGTCCAGCGCGGGGTAGTGCTGCTGGCGCGCAACCAGGACGTGGCTGCGACCGAGAACGACACGACCCGCATACCGACCATCGCCCACGTCAAAACTTTGATTGATCGCTTAGCGCCGAGCAGCGCCACCGATCAGACCGCCCGGGACGCCGCGGCGGCCGCGCAACGCAAAGCCGATGCCGCCCTGCCGCTGGCCGGCGGCACGCTGACCGGCACGCTGACGTTGAACGGAGCGCCCACG